GATTTTGATTTGTTTTTAGATTATTTAGATTCAAAAACTGCATATCTAAAACAATTCACTAAACCACTTAGTTCATATCACACCAAACGATTCACTGCTTTAACATTAGCTCAACAAGGTAAACCAATTACTGATGAAGAGTTAAAGAAGGCTGAAAAGATTGGTAAAGAAAATGAACAAAAAGTTATTGATAAGATTGCGAATAAAGAGTGGAAGGAAAAAGAACACGATATGTTAAAAAAGACAGGTGTTAAGAATGTAAAAACAGACCGTTCTCAATGNNTTAAATAAATAAATTATGGCAAAAATTATAGGAATGAATAATGGTGGTGGAAATACACCTCCACCTCAACAACCAAAGATAGATTTATCCAAGGCAACAGAAATGAAATGTCAAGAATGTGGTGGTACTGTATTTATACCAGGTACTAAGTTCTTGAAGATTTCAAAAATGATAACAGGTACTCCACAAGATGCAATCATACCGGTAGAATTATATCTATGTGGGGATTGTGGTGAAATAAACCAAGAGTTATTACCAAAGGAATTACAGAATAATGGCTAAATCTTTATTTGACCACATAAAAGCAGTAACACAATTTCAAGACCCAAAGTATTGGGATAAACTTGAAGAAAGTGATAAGAAAACTTGGAGTAACTATATGGTTCATCGTTTTCTTTCTATGAATCCTGATTGGATAGAAGTTCTTTCTGAGATACAACCTTATACTCAAGTATTAGAACCAAAACAACTATATCTTTCTTTAATTGGTATTATTCCAAAGGGTAGATATTTTCTAAAATATACTAAAGGTAAGAAGGATAACAAATACGAAAGTTGGTTAGTTGATTTACTAATACAAGATTTTATGTGTTCTTCAAAAGAGGCAGAAGATTATTGTGAGATACTTTATTCAACTAAAGAAGGTAGAGAAAATATAAAGTATATATGTGAAAAATATGGAATTGATAAAAAACAAATAACAAAACTGAAATTAAAGGTTTAATTATTTGGATTTCTCGATTTTTTTTCGTATATTTACATAGTAAATAAAACATAAAAATATGGCAAGAGTAAGTTACTCACAATACGGAATGTATTCAACCTGTCAAGAGCAGTATAAACTCAATTATATTGATAAGTTAGGAACATCTTCAGCAAATATTCACACAATTTTCGGTAGTGCAATGCACGAAACAATACAACACTTCTTAGATGTGATGTATAATGTTACAAAGAAACAGGCACTTCAGTTAAATTTAGAACAAATGTTGTACAAACAACTTGTAGAACATTTTACAAAAGAATCTGATAAGTTAGAAGAAGGAAAGTATCCTTGTACTAAAGAAGATTTAGGTGAGTTTTTTGAAGATGGTAAAAAAATCCTATCATATTTTATCAAAAAATTAGATAAGTTATATACTAAAAGTGGGTATGAACTTGTGGCAATAGAACAAAGATTAAATGCAGAGATAAAACCAGGTGTACATTTCATAGGTTTTATTGATGTATTGTTAAAAGATAAAACTACCCAAAATTATGTTATCATAGACTTGAAAACTTCAACAAGAGGTTGGAATAAGTATCAAAAAAATGATAAGATAAAAACATCACAAATGTTACTTTACAAAAAATTCTATTCAGAAAAATATAATATTCCTTTAGATAAGATAAAGGTAGAATATCAGATATTGAAAAGAAAGATAAGTGAAGATTATGAATTTCCAATTCCACGAATATCAAAGTTTGTTCCAGCTAATGGTAAACCCTCTGTAAATAAGGCATGGAAAGGTTTTACAGATTTTGTTGATTCTGTTTTTGGTGATGAAGGGCAGATAATACAAGAAGTATTTCCACATACTAAGGGAAATCATTGTAAGTGGTGTGAATTCAAACAACGAGGTTTATGTTCTGCTTGGAATTAGTTTGTTTTTTATATTTGTATATATTTATATAAAACAATAAAAGGAAAGTTATGGCAGAAACAAAACTTACAACTGTAAAGATAATAAAAGATATCTATTCAAAATTTAAAAGATTATCATTCGATTCAAATATTACACTCCAAAAACTGGTTAATAGGTCAGTTAACAAATATATTGAAGATGATGACTTTAGATTAGAAATTAATAATTATGAAAATCTACATGAGAGTGGCTCTCAATTTTAATTATGAAACAACAAGACAACGGTAATTCACAACTTAACCAAACTCGTAATGAATTTAATGATAGAGTTGAAACTAAAAAGTATTTAGGAAATGCATTTAGGGTTAAAATGAATAATTACAGAAGATTTAGAACAATTTAAATAAAGGTTAATGGCAAAGAAGAAAATTCTACTATTATCTGATGATTTAAGGATGTCATCCGGTATTGCAACAGTATCCAAAGAATTAGTTTTTGGAACTTTAGAACATTATGATTGGGTTCAATTAGGAGCCGCAGTTAATCATCCAGAAAAGGGTAAAGAAATAGATTTGGGTGAAGATGCTCGAAAAGTAAGTGGAGTAAAAGATGCTTCACTTAAGATTATACCTTGGACTGGGTATGGTGATGCAAATATTCTAAGAGAATTGATAATGAGACACCAACCAGATGCAATCCTACACTTCACAGACCCAAGATATTGGAGATGGTTATATGAAATGGAAGCAGAAGTTAGACAAAATATTCCAATTCTATTTTATCATATATGGGATGATTTACCAGACCCTCATTACAACAGAAATTATTACGAAAGTTGTGATTGGTTGGGATGTATCTCAAGACAAACTTATGGTATCGTAAGTAGAGTTGGTGATATTGATTCAGAAACAATCAAACCCTTAGAAGATTGGCAAGTATCTTATGTACCACATGGTATTAATCCTGATACATATAAACCAACTGCAGTACCAATGGATTTCAAAAAACAATTACTTGGTGATAAAGAATATAAGTTTGTTTTATTTTGGATGAATAGAAATATCAAAAGAAAACAACCATCTGATGTAATTTGGTCATTTAAGAAATTTGTAGATGGATTACCAGAAGAAGATAGAGATAAGGTTTGTTTAATTATGCATACCGCACCTCAAGACCAAAATGGTACAGATTTAATAGCTGTTGCAGATAGAATAGCACCAGGATGTGATATTAAATTCTCAACAGATAGAATAAATCAAGAACAATTAAATAATCTTTATAATATATCAGATTGTACTATTAACATCGCAGGTAACGAAGGATTTGGTTTAACAACTGCCGAATCAGTAATGGCAGGAACTCCTATCATTGTGAATGTTACTGGTGGGTTACAAGACCAATGTGGATTCAAAAAGAAATCAACAGGTGAATACTTTACCTCAGATGATTACAAACAAATCGGTTCACTTCATGATTGGAGAGAATGGGAAGATAAAGTAACACATGGTGAGTGGGTAAAACCAGTTTGGCCAAGAGTACAAACTATGGTTGGTTCACTTCCAACTCCTTATATTATTGATGATAAAGTAGATGTACATGATGTTGCAGATGCAATTAGATACTGGTATGATGTGCATCCTGAAGATAGAAGAGAACGAGGATTAAGGGGTAGAGATGAGTTTTTAGGTGAAATGGGATTAAACTCAAAAAATATGTGTAAAACTCTTCATGATGGAATTCAAACTACATTTAAAAATTGGAAACCTAAAAAGAAGTTTAATGTATATAAACTTAGATAATGGGTAAACCAATCTTTATTGTTAGATTTCCAGGTTATTGGACAAATAATCAAGTTAATGAATCTCGTAGAGCTATTCATAACATGAAAGAACTTGGTGATGATTATCATGTTCTAACTTTACAAGATAACGAAATTGAAACTACAAGATTTGAGTGTTACAACTCACCTCATGAACCAGAAAAATTAGAAGAAATTACAAAACTAACAAAACTCTCAATTGAGAGATGTTTAAGAAACGAAGAAGAAAACAGATTAAGAGAATTAGAAGATGAATAAACCATTATTAGTATATCAGGCACCTATAGCTACAAGAAGTGGTTATGGTGACCATTCAAGAGATATCTTGAAATCACTATTCGAATTAGATAAATACGATATTAAAATCGTACCAACAAGATGGGGAAATACTCCACAAGACCAAATCAATCCACAAACTGAATTTGGTAAAAAAATAATTCAAAATATTGCAACTAATGTAGATAGACAACCTGATATTTTTATACAAGTATCAGTTGCTAATGAATTTAAAAAAGTTGGTAAATATAACATTGGTATTACTGCGGGGGTTGAAACTACAACCGCTCCACAAGAATTCATTCAAGGTAGTAATTTAATGGATTTGGTTATAACTCCATCCGAATTTACAAAAGATGTTTTAGTTAAAACAACATATTCTCAAGTTAATAAACAAACTCAAGAAAAAATTGGTGAATTAAAATTAACTACACCAGTTGAGGTATTATTTGAAGGAGTGGATACTTCAGTATTTAATGGTAAATCAAAATCATCTATTTTAGAATCAGTTGATACTGATTTTAACTTTTTGTATGTAGGACATTGGTTAGCTGGTGGATTAGGACATGATAGAAAAGATGTTGGTATGATGATTAAAACATTCTGTACAGTTTTCAAAAACTTACCAAAGAATCAACAACCAGGTCTAATTCTTAAAACATCTCACGCCGGTTTTTCGGTTGGAGATAGAGAAAAAATGGCAAGTAATATAAAAAATCTAACACAAGAATATGGAGATAAGTGTCCTCCTATTCATTTAGTATTTGGTGATTTATCTGAATCAGAATTAAATGATTTGTATAATGATGAAAAGGTAAAGGCAATGTTAATGTTCACTAAGGGTGAGGGTTATGGTAGACCTCTTGCAGAGTTTGCTACAACAGGTAAACCAATCATTGTTTCAAATTGGAGTGGATATAAAGATTTCTTACCAGAAGAAAACACTATTTATTTAGATGGTGAATTAAAAAATGTACATGAATCAGCCTCAAATAAATTCTTATTAAAAGAAGCAAAATGGTTCTATGTAAACTATTCAAAAGCAGCTCAACATATTCACAATACTTTTTCAAACTATAAAATTGCTTTGAAAAAGAGTGAGGGATTAAAAACCAATATAAACAAAAATTTTACATTAGATAAAATGTCAAGTAAATTAGGTGAAATACTTGATAAATATGTAAAAATTCAACAACATATTGAAATGAAACTTCCAACTATTAACAAACTATAATGTACACAAGACAATATAAGGCATTTTTAAAACCAGAAAGAAGAGTACCTCGTTCTCAAATAAGACCGAGAAATATTTATCGTATCACCACTTATAGAGGAGGAGACCCGATAACAAGAACGGGTGATGATGCGAGATATGTTTTTGTAATTGGAGTTATTAATGAAAAGGTTCATTGTATAAAATTGAATCCTATTAAACCAATTGACTTTACTATGTTTATTAGAAAGTTAAGGGATAAGAGAATACCAATAGGTTCAGACCAAGCATTAGAACTTTTACTGAAACGATTTAGTAAAGATGGTAATGCTTTATTTGAATCATTTGTAAAAAATAATTCCAAACTATATTCATCTCAATTAAAAAATTACAGAACCTATATATTAGATAAGATTACAAACGCATATGAAATTAGATTTGAGGAAGATTTTTTAAGAGAATTGTTTAAAGAAGGACAGACTCAATCAACATTAAGAGAAGATATAAAAGAAGAGGTTCAAGAAGATACTGAATTAAATGAGTAAGATACTAATAACAGGAGTTGCAGGTTTACTCGGAAGTAGATTAGCAGATTGGATTATCGAAAACAAACCAGAGGTAGAAGTTTGGGGGATTGATGATTTAAGTGGTGGTTATAAAGAGAATGTAAATTCAAAAGTAAAATTTATTACTAATAATTTAGTTAAAGATACCGATTTATTATCTCATGTATTCGAAACAAGAAAATTTGATTATGTATTTCACTTTGCAGCTTATGCAGCTGAGGGATTATCACCATTTATAAGAACTTTCAATTACGATAATAATCTTAGAGCAACTGCTTTTATTGTAAATGAGTGTATTAAACATAGTGTAAAGAGATTAGTATTCACTTCAACACTTGCAGTTTATGGACATGGTGAAGGTGGTAGATTTGATGAAAATCAAGTACCGAAACCAATAGACCCATATGGAGTAGCGAAGTATGGGTGTGAAATGGATATCCAAATTGCAGGTGAACAACATGGATTGGATTGGTGTATCATCAGACCACATAATGTTTATGGTGTAAAACAAAACATTTGGGATAAGTACAGAAATGTATTAGGTATTTGGATGTATCAACATTTGAATGGAGAACCAATGACAATTTTTGGTGATGGTGAACAAACAAGGGCATTTAGTTTTATTGATGATTCATTAGAACCACTTTGGAATTCAGCGGTGAAAAAAGAAGCATCAAAAGAAATTATTAACTTAGGTGGTGTTGAAGAAATATCAATCAAAGATGCATCAACTATTGTTAGAGACGTTATTGGTGAAGGTGAAATAGTTCACTTAGAACCAAGACACGAAGTTAAACACTCAATACCAACATTTCAGAAATCAATTGATTTGTTAGGATTTGAACACAAAACTTCTATGAAAGATGGGTTGACACAGATGTGGAAGTGGGTTAAAGAACAACCAATGAGAGAAAGATTTGTGTGGGATAAATATGAATTAGAAAAAGGAATATATAGTTTTTGGAAATGAAAATAAGTTATGCAATAACAGTTTGTAATGAGTTAGAAGAGTTAACTACTTTACTAAATTTCTTACAACTAAACATAAGAAAAGAAGATGAAATCGTAATTCAGTATGATGAATCATCGGTAACAGATGAAGTTAAGGAATACATCACTTTAATGGATTCTATGCATTCTAATCACAAAGTGATAGGATTTCCTCTAAACAAAGATTTTGCATCATTTAAAAACAATCTTAAATCTCATTGTAGTAAAGATTATATATTTCAGATTGATGCAGATGAAATTCCACATGAAGCACTTATTGAATACCTTCCTCAGTTATTAGAAAACAATCCTGTTGATGTTATTTTTGTTCCAAGAGTAAATACAGTAGAAGGATTAACTGATGAACATATCAAAAA